TATAAAAACCCCTTTCTTCCATAATTTGAGATTCACTTTTTGTCTTATCAAAACCCTCTTTAACCAAAATATCTTTTCTGTATTTGAAACGGTATTCTCGTTTTTTATTCTTAATGTAGAAATAATTGGGTTCAGTTTTTTTTATAAAATCAAAACCGATTTTTTGATATAGATTACCAACACTCCAACGTCTATCGGCATAACTAATGATTTGTGTTGGTTTATGTTCAGATATAAATTTTTTTAACAATTTAGACGCACCACCAATAACATTGTGATTTAACTTATTACAAAACCTAAGTAATTCATATTCACCATTATTGATATTTTTATTTCCCATACTTCTCCGTTTTTGACCAAATGTCATTAACGAAACCAAAACATTGTTATAGTACAACCCAATGTTTACAGAACTACCAACACTACCTTGAATGTGATTTTGTTCAAGAAACGCCGTTTTTGTTTTGGTGTCAACATATCTTAACTCACATTTCCTACCATATATTCGGACATCTGATAAACCCAATAAACTTTTTAGTCTACTTTTAACGTGTTCTTGTTTAAACATCCATTCATCCTCAAAAATTTGAATTAACCTAATGTTACTTTTTTCACACAATTCAGTTTTATTTAGGTGGTAGTTTTTATCTTTAAAAATTGTTGAATGATAATAAAGACCATTAAATTCAATTGCGAGATTATGTTCTGGAATATAAATATCTAATTCCTGACCATTAAGTACACCTCTATCGTTTCTAATATACGTAATATTAATACTATCCAAAAACAAACAAATCTCATTCTCCTTAATTGATCTTAATTCATTGACGGGATTACAAGTGGTACAAGGGTTTAAATTCTCACCAAATCTAAAATATAATAAACTACGATTAATATCATAGTTGGAATTACAAACATCACATAATATTGTTATCGTATCACCAACATAATCAATAATCTTTAAATTTTTGTACTTCACAAAAAATGAACTACGTTTAATATCCGAAACTTGTTTTCTAGAAGACTCTAAAACTAAGGGTGTTGTAACACCATACCTTAATGTGTTTGTTTGTTTAACCTTATCCTTGGTGGTCTGTAATTTTGAAATATGATCAACACCATATTTATCAAATGTTCGTTGTTTTATTAATTCCGAATTTTTAAACGGATTATCAAACCCAGTCTTTTTAATATTTGTTTGTTTAACCTTTTCTTTTATAATATCAGAAGACAATGGTACGACACCACCGTATCTTTCAGTATTAGTTGTTTTAATATCGTTTATCCTATCAACACACGTATTGGCACATTTAAAAGAACAATACTTACCATAACCCTCAGTAAGTGATCGTTTAAAAGTTAATTCTTTACCACAATTCTTACACGTTGGTATTGTCGGTGTTTTGAAAATGTAGTGCCAAACTTTTTGTTTAAACGCAAGATCTTTTAAATGATTTGTATAAGAAATAATATCATCATATAATTCTACGTGATTTTTTTTTAAATGAATTTCTTTACATTTTGATCCATTATTATTTTTTTTTATAAAAAATTCTATTAAGTCCATATTTTTTTAATTATGTGATATTTATGTATGATGCAAAGATAATTATTATTGCAAATATAAACATAAATATTTAAAAAACAAGAAAAATGGCTGATTTATTAATGAAAATGCCCATACCTTACGAACCAAAACGTAATAACCGATGGATTTTAAGATTCCCATCATCATTGGGATTAAACGAGTGGTACGTTGAAAGTACATCAAGACCGAAATTAAAAATTAATTCCGTTGCGATACCATTTTTGAACACTGAGGTTTATGTTGCTGGTAAATTTAACTGGGAAGCGTTACCAGTTACATTTAGAGATCCAATTGGACCATCTGCAACACAAGCGGTTATGGAGTGGATAAGAACTTGTGCAGAGTCAGTAACGGGTAGAATGGGTTACGCGGCTGGATATAAGAAAAATGTTGATCTTGAAATGTTAGACCCAACTGGTGTTGTTGTTGAGAAATGGATTCTTGAAGGTGCTTTCTTAACAGGTTACGATGGGGGAGCTTTAAAATATGGTTCAGATGAGGTATCAACAATATCAACAACAATTGTAATGGATCGTTGTATATTGGTTTATTGATTTTTACTAAAAAACATCTGTCCAAACTCAACTTTGTTAAATTCCCGTATATTAATATGTATGGGAATTTTTTTTATGACAAGATTAGGTTTTTAACATTTAATTGATATTTGAATAACCCACAATCCCATATACGGTCATAACCCAACTCTTCAGTTAATTCCTTTTCCGTTTTAGTATAATCTAAATTGGGGAATCTCTTTTTAAGATTATTTTTACCAAAACCAAATTTATGAAAACGTTTATACCTACTAACTTTTGAATTATAATAATAATATGTGGGTTTTACTATTGAAACCAAAGAAAACCCCAATTTAGTATATAAATTATTTTCCCCATCTATTGTCCATCTCCTATCAGCAAAACTGATAATAGTATTTGGGTTATAGTCGTTTATAAATCGTTTTAACATTTTTGATGCTAACCCTGTAACAATATAATCTTGTTTTGTCGCATATCTACTTAATTCAAATTCACCGTCAGAATTTTTAGTCATATTACGTTTTTCATTGAATGTCATAACACCAACTAACACATCGTTGTAATATGCACCATATGATATGTTAGATTTATAAGTCCCCTGGATATGGTTGTTTTTTAAAAAATGTGTTTTATCTTCAGTATTAATTTTTTTAATTACGACATTTCTACCACCAATTCTAATACCGTCATTAATCTTTAATAAGTGTTTTAATTTTGATTTAACTAACGATTCGTTGGTTTTCCACTCATCTTCATAAATGTGGAATAACTTATACCCAATTTTGTTACAATCAATGGTTTTATTCAAATGGTATGTACTTGTTTTACCCATTTTTTCTGTGTGATAATACAACCCATTATATTCAATACATATATTTGTTCCCTCAATAATCAAATCAATTTCTTTTCCATCTAATAATTTACGATTCTTACCTTTATTAGTAATAAAACCAAAACTCTCAATAAATTCTTTTATTTCATTCTCACCTTTTGATGTCCAAGTTGGTGTCATATTAATATTAACAATCTTGACCAATTCACTTAATTTTTCAGATGTTGTTGTTGATACTATTTTTTCATTTGGATATTTTAATTTATACTCTAACGTTGTTATATTATGTTTTTCTTTTAAATGTGTATTTGTGATACTTTTCATTTTTTCACCACAGATATTACATATAACATAGTTTTTATCTTTAGATAAAAAATTTGAAAAATCTACATTGTTCACATAATTTGGGTGATAAACAATATCTTCTGGAAACGTTGTTAGATATTCAGATAGTTTTTGGTTATGAACTTTATTTATATGAATCTCAAAACAACCAGTTTTATTGTTTATATCCATTGTTTCCCAATCGCATAATTTACAAGTTCTTTTTGATTGTTTATCAATCTCAATTATGTTGAAATACTCCTCAAACCACTTTTTACCATTGTGATGTTCATATTTTTTTCTCTGGTAAGTATTTGCCGGAATCCAAACGTCACCATAAACATCAACGATATGTTTTGTTAGTTTACCAGACAAATTATTTGGATCTTTTATAATGGTATTAGTTCTCTTACATTGTGCAACTAATTCCCGTGTTTCCGACGACATATACATTTTACTTTTAGTTGACTCAATATTATAACTATTACCATCTTGAGTTTGACCACCTTTTTTATTAATCACAATATTATTTTCTTTTAAGATCTGACTAATTTTTTTATGACCAACTTTAAATTTTACACCCAACTTATGTGTACTTGGAATTTCGGTTTGATACAATCCAATAATACTTATAATATCTTCGGGTGTTAATTTAGTTTTCATTGTGATTTTTTTATATAAATATATTATAAAACATTAAAAAGTAAAATTATAATCCATTTATTTTTAACCCATAAAAAAAGGAGACAATTTCTTGTCTCCTTTTTTTTTCATATTCTGTTAAGATTTTGATTATCTCAATTCTCTCAAATCAAATGTACGAACACCATCAACAGTGATACGAGCATAAAATCTGTTGTTCACCATCTTTTTCGCGTATCTTGTCATTATCCCTTTAATAGGTGTAAAGTTAAATGGATTGTACATTGTAGGTGTTAATTGTAGAGGAACATACGGTGCATAGATGTAACCAGTGTCCAATAGAGACGTACCTTTGTGACCAATCAAGATTTGATTTGGTGGGAAGTAAGGATCTCTATAAACTTGGTAACGACCTTGTAATGTACCAACTCTCTCAATACCCATATTGAACTGATCTTGCTCAGGTGAAGCGTTAGATACGTGGAAGTATTCTAAGTCATCAAAAATTGCAGAAACCTCAGATGAAACAACAATCCAGTTAGCACCACCTCTCAAAGTAGATTTGTGGATTTGTGCTGACAATTGGTTGATTGCTGTAATCAAAGTTTGATTCCAGTCTTTTTGAGTGTAAGAAGTTGTTAAGTTCAATCTTCTCCATCCGTTGTAATCCCAACGTAAGTTCCAAGCCGCACCTTTACGTAAGTCACGTAAAATTTCACGGTCAATTTCTGCAGCAACTTGTTCTGACAATAATGCTGTTAATTCAGCTTCAGCGTCAATATTATGGAATGCAGCAACGTCTTGTGCTAATTCTGGAGACCATTGTGCTCTCAATTTTCTTTCAGTTACAGAAACAGTTACTGATTCTAAATCAAAAGAAACCTCACCAATTTGGTCTTCAAACTCTAAATTTTTATATCTTCTATATACAGCAGTAAATGAATTACCAGATGCGATAGCGTCAATTGTTGTTCCAGTGTAACCATCTAATGAGTCAGCACCACAATCAAAACACGCAGGACAAGAAAGATCAATTTCTAAATAAATACAACCTTGTGCGTCACAGATATCATAATATGAACCACCATTTCCGTAATCACCACCAGTACCATTACCAAATGTTGTTTGTGTTGTATTTCCGTATTTAACAATACCTTTACCGTATTGTTGTGTTACAACTCTAAACAATAATGGTGTTCCAGCAGGAACTTTACAAGGTGAATCAGTATTAACCTCTAAACCAGAGTCAGCGATAATTTTAAGATCTGATAAGAAAGTTTCAGTGTCCATTTCATTACCATCAGGACCGATTAATTTACCAGCACCAGAATTTGCGAAACCACATAAAGAAACAATAACTTTTCTTGTATTACCAGTGTAACCTGAGAAGTCGTTACCAGCGTTTACTAATTCACTACCTGACCAACGTTGTACAGTAGCACCTGTTGTTACAGCTGTCCATTGACCTTTTGAGTAATCAAACAATCCTGGAGGATCTAATCCTGCTTCACCACCTTCATAAAATAAATCATAAAGATTTTTAGCATACGGTGTACCTTCAGATGAACCTGGGTAACCAGCATTTTTCTCAGTAGCGTTAGAGTTTGGTGCTCCATACGGTGCAAAA